CCTATCACTTCTCATGACAATAACATGTTTGTCCTTGAAGAATGGTATAATGTTATCCATGTGAGACTGTGACTTCGCCAAGTCTTTTGGATTCATTTGTAACTCACCATGATATCTAAACTCACTATCACTAGGGATTACTATCGCGTCAGCCCATTCTATTGTCTCTGGTGTTCTTTTAGGTCTTGTACCATCAAAGGATATGTTATATGTATCGTACTGGTGTTGGGGGTTTGCCCTCATCCACTTTACATAGTTCTCTAAGAAACTATCTAGTACCGTTTGTAGTGGGCCTTCATACTTTACATTAGACCGCAATCTAGCACATGTTATTTTCATACTCTTCTCTTTCCGTCAAACACACAAATGAAATATAAATCATTGTCATCTGAACTATTATAAACTTTGTGAAAGACACCATCTTGGATTGGAACTATATCACCAGCCTTAACATGGGTGTATAAAGAATCCAATTCTATGATACCTTCACCTTCAATAAAAAAATATACCTCTTCTTGACCATCATGTTCGTGTCCAGTGGTTTCCTGTCCACCATGCAGTCGCGTACTACTAATTACTAGTGTGTTGCCAAAAGGATTGTCCTTGACGATATACCTATCGTCTTCCTTAGCAACATATCCACCAATATCATTTTGGTTTAGGAGCATTCTGTACTCGTTTCCTCAAATCTGTAGAAGAAAAAGTGTGTGTCCTACTTGTATAATAAATTTCTATATCCAAGTGTTGTCCTGTAAATTGTTTATCTTTATATTCTTCGCCTACAAATCTTATATCAATTGGTTTTGTGGTTAGTATATCCATCAAAGATGCTTCTCTGTCATATGGTATAACTTCATCTACAGCTTCTATACCATGCAACTGAATATATCTTTCGTATATACTTTGAACAGGTTTGTTTTTGTCTGACCTATCCAGCGTGGGGTCTGTTTGTAATCCCACAATTAAAAAGTCACAATTGTTTTTTGCTTCTTGAAGCATAACAACATGACCAGCGTGTAGTAAATCAAATGCACCGCAAGTGAATCCTATTTTCATTGTCTGTCTGCCCACCATTCCATTTTTTCAAATTCATTAAATCCACCAATGAGTTCACCATCCACAAATATCTGTGGGAAGGTTTTCGCGTTGGGTGATTTCTCAAGTAATTCGTCAAATGTAAAATCTTCATCTAACATTTTCTTTTCATACTTGATGTGTGTTGTTTCTTGAATTATTTGTTGTGCAATAAACACTGCCCTGTCACAGTAGGGACAATCTGGTTTTGAATAAATTTCTATGTTCATCTTATTATATCTATTTTGTCAATTGTTTCAGAATTCCAGACTTCCAAATCTTTTCGTATTCTTCCATCTGATACCAAGTTGTCATATCTTTTGACGGCTTTCTTTCTCCACCAATCAATGACATTTTCTAGTTCAAACCTGTCAAAGTTTTCTGCCTTTTCTAGTGTTTCTGTCTTACCTAAAAGAACTTCGCGTACATTTTTGTATCCGTACTCTGACATATAAAATCTTTTTTGTGTGGTCACATCGGTTGACTTTTTGATTACACTATCAAACATCTCATATGCTTTTGTATCATGTTCTTTTAGATTTGCCTTGAGAACTTGAATCATCTTTGTTTGGTATTTTAGTTTTCTACTAGATGCACCTTTATGAATAAGAACTTCACCACCATTCTTTTCTTCAAACCAATCGCGTAGATGAAAATAAATCTCTTCACCCATAGTCAGTAAGAATGATGACATGGTATCTCCCTTGTATCTTAGGAAGGGTTTCATACCATCGTACATACTAGCACCCTTTATGTTACCATATAAAGATGTAGTCTCAAACAAACAGAACTCTGTATTATATTTCTTGTTCAACATCCTTCGTACTTCATGTGAACAACAAATGGCAGCCAGTAACTTACCACCTAGATAATTAAATCCAAATGGTTGTACTGGAACTATATTAAACCCCATGATTGCCCTCTTGTTGAAGATAGGCAAGTCGGGGACACCACCAAGAAAATCATTCCTTGGTTTGGAGTTTATTAACGGTGACCCCAACTTGATAAAACCAACTGCTGTGTTTGTATTCGTTTCCTTCACAATCAGTTTTAATTCTTTGCCTGGCGCTTGGTCTGGTGAAAAAGATGCAGTCATCTCTAACATCTGGTCAAACACCTCGTTGTTCATTTGAACAACTTCAAAATTCATTTCTTCTGGATGCATATCCCAACTCTGGAACATGTCATCCTCTACGCTCATACCAAAAAGGGGTGGAGGCAATGCCTTCACCCTTTCGATTTTTCTTGCACGAAAGTAATCGTCAATCCTCTCAAACTTTGAGAAGTAATCAACAACTATCTTACTAGCATATATCGTATCTTCTTTTGATAATATCATGCGACATTCATAAACTCTGGTACATCGCGGTTAGTCCACTTAGCGAAACCCTTTTTCTCCTCTCTGTAATAGGTTCTGTACCCATCAAGAGCGTTGGACTGTTTACAGTAATCTGGCATACATTGTGGTGGTTCAACCCAAGAACCAGTTGGTATGTTCTTTGGTGTCTCGGATAACAATTCACGCAACTTAGAATCAGTCATGTGTATTTTACCGTACCTGTATGTGTACTCATCACAAAGATTAGTAAACATGTTGTACATGTATTGATACTGGGAATTGTTTTGACGAACCCATATAGCAGATGGGTGATTGATATGTGACGCTTTGTATAGGACACCATCCATGTTGGAATTGTCTAGTCGCCACCGTTTGATTCTCCTACCACTAGATGCATCAATCCATTGTGTACCATCCAACATCCTATGGGCAGTAGACAATAACTGAGCGTACTCAATAACCATCTTCACGACATGTTTGTCGCAATGCATTTTTACTGATACGGTAGGGGTTTTATGTAAATAAAATATGTTCATGATAAAGAAAACTCCAATTAAACTTTATATAACTAAACATTATACGCTATCTGAGGGCAAAAGTCAAGTACTTTTTTCTGCATCTTTCAACTCTGGTATTTTCTCCTTTGCCATCTTCATTGCTTCTTTGTCATCCAGATATTTCGGACGCCTTTTAGGAACCTTCTTATCTTGTTCTGCGTATTGAGCATTATGCTTTTCCGCTTCATCGATTTGTTTCTTCATGTATTCAATGAAATCAGCAGAACCACCACCCTGTCCCTCTTCACCATCTATGATAGATTGCATGTCAAGGTTCTGGATGTACTTGTACTTAGTGTCAAGTTGTTTCTTTTCTTTTTGTATCCTTCTTAGAAAAGCATAGTATGTAATCTGCGTAAAATATGCAAACGGATTCTTTGACTTTTCTGGATTGAAGTTATCAATGTATGTGATACAGTTTTCTATACCATCCAAAATCATTTCTTCTCTGAATGTATAGTTTACAAAATTTGATTTGTATGCCAAGTGATTTGCGATTTTTACAAAACACTCCCCAATGTACTCTGTCACACGCGGTTTGGATTCTCCCTTCTCCTCTGCGGCCAATCGGGACTCCCGATACTCGGTCATAGCGGCAAGAAATTCCTTGTTGTTGACATAGTGTCTATTAGTTTCTGATTTTTTAGTCATAATGTTACCCATTCTATAGTAAAGTTATGCAAAAGTCAAGCGAAAAAAAGATAAAATTTTACTTGACATCTGCTTGGAATTTTGTGTATAATTAGTTGTCCTTTAAGGATAGCTATATCTAGTGTAATATCCTTTTCTTTCTTCCAATAATATCGTCTATCATTTCTTTGATAGTATCTTCATCCATTCGGTTTTCTTCCCACTCTTCTTCATACTCATCAATTAATTCTGGGGAGGGCAAACCTTCTGGTTTGTTGAAATACCCATCTTTAAGATTATAATACCCTTCTCGATATCCCTCACTTAAAGGCGCGATTGCAACTATATTATTTTTATTAATTTCAAATTCAGTTCCGTCTGAGAATGACATCCACGGTCTGATAGAATATGCTTCATGTGTCATGGACACAGGCATTCTCATAATTTCCATAGGGAAATGAACTTTAAGTTTTCCGAGAGCATCAAGATTATCTGTCTCTTCTACATCAGCGACTATCTGTAGTCCACTATCAAAGATAATTATTTTTGGTTCGCTTATCATATCTTTCCTCTTGAATCTAATTTAACCACTTTATAATCAAAGGATTCTTCATTGTACATTTTAATTCTTTCTAAAAGGTGATTGAGTGTATAATTTTTTCTTTGTTTCCAAGAAAGGTCATCACCTATGTCAAACAAGTTACACTTTGTCTTGACTTCACTTTTTCTAAGACCTCTACCAATAGACTGTAAGTTTCTGATTCTACTCTTACTAGGTGAGGCAAATACAATATTGTTAAGGTTTCTAATATTTATACCTGTAGAAAAGGTTCCGTAACTGGCAATGATAATGGTATCGTCAGATTTTTCTGTCAATGCTCTAATCTGTTCTCTTTGGTCTGTTTCCGTACCACCATATACAAAATGAACTGGGCGATTAGTCATTTCAGATATCATTTTATGTAGTACCGCGCCATGTTTTTCTACATACTGATATAATAAAAGTGTGTTGCCCTTCTGTGCTACGGTAAGTTTACTTATAATATCATTTCTGCCCGCGTGTCCTACTATAAAATCCATCTCTTCTTTATAAGGCATCTTAGATACAAGTTTTCTTTCTTCATCTGGATAGTCTATTAACATACATACAATTTTAAGGTCTGCAAGTTCCTTCTTGTCCATAAGTTTCTTTGTGGTAGTAACCTTATATACTTTACCAAAGACTCCTTCTAGGACTAATCTATGCGTCTGTGTACCATCTAGTGTACCAGTAGTACCTATTCTAAATCTGGCGTTGGTACATTTATCCATAAGAGTCATCAAAGACTTTGCTTTAAATAGGTGTGCTTCATCACCATACACTACATCAAATTCTTCAAACCATTTCTTTGGATACTTGTAAATAGATTGCCATGTAGATATAACAATGTCCGCTTTGTTTGTTTTCTCTTTACCACCATATATCCTATGACAGTACTTTGATACATCAAAACCATTGTGTGTGGAGTAATCAGCGAAGTCTCCGTACATTTGTTCAACCAAACTGGTAGTAGGGACTACAATAAGTTGTTTTCGTCCTAAGGCGTGATGATATCGCGCCAGATTGTATATTATGAGGGACTTACCACTAGCGGTAGGGGAAAGTAAAAGAGTTCTGCCACCGTTGATTGCATCGAACACCGCGTCTTCTTGGTAGTCTCTTATCTGAATAGGTTTCCAGTTACTATGAAGTTTTAATTTACTGGCGAATTCTTTGACCTCATCGCGTGACATCTCTTCACCAATCTCACCCATCTCTACCCTAACTGGATAGTCAAGTTGTTTTGCAAACTCTAATAGGTAAGGCAAAAGACCAACATACAGTTCGCGTCTGGACAAATTGTACAGGCGAATCTTACCATCCCAATGACGGTTTCTATATGACGGCATAAAGGAAGCGCCAGGCACTTCAAAGGTAAAGAAGTCTGATATCTCCTTTGTTATACCTTCATCTGAGGCTTCCACATGCATATGCACATGGTCTTTCTGTTTTATAAAGATCATAATAGGCCAGATTGTGTCTTGTTCCATTCAACAGCATTCTTGATGTCCCAAGTCCTCGAATTTAAACTACGCAATACCCTGTCCAAAAAGTCTACCGTTGTTTCTAAGTACCAAATTTTATCTTGTTGTTTTATGATATCTCCATCTCCATCTAATACTGACCTCATGTCAGATTTAAGTACGGAATTTTTGTACCAAGGTTCCCAACCTAATTGGTCAAGTTCCTCTTTGGATAGTTCTCCACGAAAGTATTCTGACTTAACTCTTTCAAGTCTTGCCAAGTCCGACTGCGCTTTTCTTAATTGTAATTTAAAGTTAGCGAGATGGGTTACATATTTTGCGTGAAGATTTGGTGTGTTAGTAGATGCTGAACCAAGGTCTAGTTCATCGATTTTACAATCTTCAGCCCACATATCTTGAAGTTCATTCAATGTAGCCATAATATATCCTTCAATGTTAAGTTACAGATTTAATATTAAATATCCTATATTTGAAAGATGCAAGTCCAGTAAAGTATGGTGAGTCTCCACCAGATATATCAAAATCTAGTCCACTCAGTGCAATTGGAAAAGCATCTCTGAATAATATTTCCATGTTGGGGTTGTTATTAGAATCCAAAACAAATAGACTCGCGTCACTCACTTGTCCTATTGCCTCATTCTTTGCAGTCTTTTGACCACCAGTTCTCCAAGATTGTGACTTGACAAACTCTGTGAACTGAGAATGTTTTTCTGGGAATCCTAATCCAACCAACCAGTTATACAGTTCGATATAGTTTGTCATATCTTCCTGTATTAAGAATCTTATATTTAGGTCACCAAAAGTAATCTTATCGCCGGGAAATGGTATGTCCTGTAGTGGTGTTGTTTGTACAGGAAACCCAATAGTCATATCGGGAATGTTTGCACCTTGACAAAAGAAAGATACATTTGGAATGTTATGGACTTGAAATTTGAATCCATTAGGGCGTAGGTAATCAAGTTCTGAGCCAGATTGGGCTGCAAAATTACCTTCTGATACCGATGGATTTACTGTGTATGCCATAGTTCTAAACCTAAAATGATTAATATTATACTGCTATTTATAACAAATGTCAAGCCCAAAAAAAAGGGAGTCTCGAAAGACTCCCTCTAAACTTGGTTGATTAACTCAACTCTTATTACATAAGGTTGGAAACCTTAACAGACCTGTAGTACTGGTTTCTATCAGCAGTAAAGGTATCTGCGTCAGTTGTACCATCTGATTGTGTTACGAATGGGTTAGCAATCATACCATATCTAGTTTTGAAACCGATTTTCGGTTGGAAAGTAGATGGGTCAATTGCACGAACCATTTGTAATGGAACATACGGACAGTAGAACAGACCAGCGTCATAAGGTGAAGTTCCTTTATAACCAACAACATAGAACTGAGAAGCAGCACCTGTGTTAGCAGAATAAGGGTCAACATACACTTTGTATCGGCCATTAAGCGTACCGGCGAAAGTGTTACCAGTGTCATCAACATTCAAGTTAGTATCAAGAGCAGGAGTGTAGTCTAGTACACCAGCCATTGAAAGTGCAGAGGCAACATCTGAAGAACAGATGATGAAGTTACCTTTTCCTCTACGAGTATCTTGAGCGATAACATTAGCATCTCGTTCAATGTTGAACAAGAGACCCTTGAATCTTTCTACAGACCAACGACCATTTGAATCAACATCAAGGTCGAAAGTACCAGCAGATGCAGTCGAAGCAGCACCTGTCTTAGCAACTTTGTAGATAGTTCTAATTACTTCTCTGTTAATCTCAGCGAGAATTTCTTGAGAAAGAATGTTTGACAATTCTGACTCAGCGTCAAGACCGTGAACTGCTTTAAGGTCTTGAGCAAGTTCCACAGTATATTCTGCTTTAAGTGCTCTTGACTTAGCGGTTACAGTTGTTTTCTCGATTGAGAACGCCATTTGGTTCAAAGTAACTGTGTCACCTAACAACTCAGCGTTGTCTCTAGTGATACCAGTACCAGTTGTGTATGAACCGTCAACTGGATTAGACCCAGCGTGAGTACCTGTACCAGCAAAGTCAGTATCAGCCTCATTGTACAGAGCTTCTGTACCTGTTTGTGAGGTGTAATGTGACTTCATGGCAAAGATAAGACCTGTTGGGCCAGTCATTGGTTGAACACCACAGACATCATACGCCATCAAATTAGGAAGAGCTCGTCTTACTAATGAGATAAGGATGGGGTCATAAGTGTCAATCGCAGATGACATATTATTTGCGTGGACTGCCTCAGTGATATTTTTCTCTTCGGCAAGAGCCTTCTCTTGGTTCTCAAGAATAACAGCTGTTACCGCTTTACGATAACTATCCTTGATTTCGCCAAGGTCGGGATGTTCCAATACTGGACTCCACTTTTTTTGGATTTCTTCTGAAAGATACATTGTAGTCTCCTATTTTCTTTCTGGTTATTTACCTATTGGTATTATTTATATAAAAGTTATTTTTTAACTTGTCGTGAAATCGCTTGAGCGTACCTACTAACGGCTGAACCCTCTTCAATTAGTTCTTCGGGTACAGTGTCAGTCATTACGGACTCGGACTCTTCCTTAACAGTTTCCTGTTTAGGGAAATAGTTCTCTTTAACAACAGTTACTTTTTCAGCAAACATCTCACTAGTTCCAAAGGCAACATCTTCAACTAGAGAAGTAAGTTTCTCTTGTTCAGTAAGTGTTAAGTCTTCAGAAATCTCACCGATAATTTTAGAACGCATTAGCGACTCTCTATCAGTAGTAAGATTAATTTGTGCTTCGACTGACTCATTGAGTTTCTTTTTAAGTTCCTCAATTTCGTCTTGCATTTCACCTAACACATCGTACTTGTCTTGTGGTACTTCAATGTAGTGTTCTGCGAAAACAGTTTTCAGCGACTTAATAAAGTCTTCTGTTATTTCAGTCCTAAGACCGCGCTCGATAGCAAGCTCGTTCTCTTTCATCCAGTTTTCAGCGACATAGTTAAGGTATTGATCGATTTTACCTACCATTTCCTCTTTGAAGGTTTCTCTTTCAATTTGAGACTGTTCTTCAAGTTCTTTCTGAATGGATTCTATTTCGTTAGCGAGTCTTGCAGTGACTACAGTTTCAAAAAGTTCTGCAGCCTTTACTTTAAACTCTTCTGAGAGGTGTTCCTCGTCAGCGAAAAGGTTTTGGATGTCATTTTCAAACAATGTTTCTTCTTCTGTTTCTTGTGACACCTCTGCGTCCTCCTCTTCTGATTCTACTTCTTCTACTTCAGACTCAGAGACAACTTCTTCTTCGTTCTCTACTTCATCTTCAGCGATTACCTCGTCTTCAACCTCTTCTTCTTCTTTCTGAGTACGAATACCCTCTGAAGATGGTTGAGCAACTACAGATGCGGTGTCTTCACCACCATCGTAGTTTGGTGCCTGACCAGCGCCTGAATTAGCAGGTCTTGGTGCATCACCGACTTTAGATGCGGAAGCGGGGCCAATTGCAGATGTTAAACCACCATGCTTGTCTCCAGTTCCACTAAGGTCTTGAATTTCTGGATTAGGGTTTGAGTTCCCTTGAGTTGGATTACTTGAGTCACCAGCCGTTGCATTTGGCTTTAGATTTTCAGCAGCTCCTGCCTCATCCAGTTCTTGAGTCTCCTCATTAAGAGCGGATTCTACTTCCTTACCCTTAGCGAGCATTTCTCTTATTTTGCTTTCTACGCCCATGTTAATTTCTCCTTTGAGATTTGCGTTATACTGTATTTATTTATAAATCTTTAGATTTTTGACAGCTTATCCATGAATGAACTGAACACTTCCATCTTCGCTTCCTCTAGTTCACGAGAACCAGCCTTCTTGATTCGCCTTACAGCTAAGTCGATGTCCTGTTCCATCCAAGTACCTTCAACCATTACCCACTCTTTATGTTCCATGATACCTCTAACAAAGGCGTCTGGAGCAGATGGGTCTGCGACTATATCAGCAGCAGTTGATAGTACAAAGTCATCTTGTACCTCGTTGATGCCATTCTTTTCTTTTAAAGTTCCTAGTCCTCTGGAACTAACACCAAGGGAGGCACCTTCGTCTATAAGGTTCTTTACGATATTTCCCATAGGTGTATCAAGAATTTTTGCTTTTCCAATGTAATTGGAACCGTCTTCTCTCAAAGAAGTAATCATGTGTGACACGCGGTCTAAATTAATTGTAGGGCCATCTGGATGTCCTAACTCACCCATTGCCCTTTTCTTATCGATACTTTCTTTTACATAACGGTCTACTTCCCTTTGCATGATTTCTTTAGGGTATACTCTACCGTTTCTGTTTTTAAGGTCAGATTGGAGAAAGACACCCTCAATGAAAAGGTTTGTCTTACCGTCTTTATCTTCTTTGATATATTGAATATCTTCTGTTGTTTCTGTTATAAGTTTCATTTTATCCTAAACTCCCATCTGCGCCTTGGTGTTGTTGTGAACCGTATCCACTAACCTTAGCAGTCTCTACTATTACAGTTCCGCCTGCACCACCAGCGATAACTACTTCTATATCTTGGTCATTCTGGTGATTGTCATTGAATCCGTAAAAATCTAGTGAACCACTCTCTGTTAATTCATAGAGAATATCACTATTCCTTTGTATCTTAGCACTTGCACTTGCAGATAATGTCCAATGAATTGCTTTAATATCTGCCTTTGGTGAACTCTGAGTTTCAGTACTCTTCTTCAGAGTGGTTGCAAGAGCAATGGTGCCTGTCGCAGCTGTCCCACGAACGGCACATACTCCTTGAACTTGAGTAAGTTTTAAAACATCGACTACGACTGCCATTTAGTTTCTCCTAATATCCTTTTTTCTTGGAGTGGTTACCATGTGGCCCTTCTGCTAAGATTTCCAAAGCATAGGTTTCACACATTTCCACACCGTGTTCAAACATAACCCTATACCAAGCAATGCTACCTTCTGAGTCTGGTTCAGCATGCTCTCCTACTATGGGTTTACCCTCACCGAATTTGGGATGGACAACCTTAGTAGCACACATATGTGTTAGTTTCGGGTCTTCCGAACTTCCCTGTTTTGGGGGAACGACATGACCTTCTGTTCCTTTTTCAGCAGGAACATTGGCAGCAGAGACTTCCTTCTTAGGTTTCTCTACTGGTTGCGCTTCCTCGCGTAACTCTTTAAATGTCTTCATTTGTTTCCCCTTCGGTTTCTGTTTGTTCTAATTCTTCTTCGGATGCAGCCTCAAGTCCCATCTTTTGTAGTTCTGGGTCATTAAAGATTGCATTTGCAATTTCTTCCTTTCTCGCGGAAACTAATTCATCCGCCCTTGTACCCATCGCCTTCGCAAAGTCATCGTTTGCGCCTGTGTAGTCACCATCTGCCCACTTATCCATCATGTTTCTGACAGCATCTTGTGGTGTTACTTGGTCAGTCACTTCCACTTCTTTATTTTCTACTTCACTCATTATCTTCTCCATTAGTTATTTGAGGTTCTTCCCCTCCTTCTTGACTAGCTGCAATTTGCCCGTCTATAATACTTATCTCCTCATCGGAGAATCGCATAATATTCTTTTGTACATACTCTTTACTAAACAATTGACCTATAAATGGCACCACACCGTTTAGTATCTCTAACCTACTTCTAAGAATTTCTTGTTCCTTAGACTCAGTATAGTAGGCATCTTGAGCGTACATATACTGTAGGTCATTTCTAATCTCTGGCCATTCTTCTTCGTTAATGACCCCTTTCAGTACAAGTTGAGTTTTTAGTAGGTCATCAAATATCCCACTAAATCTATTTCTCAACTTAGAAACGAACTTTGTAAATTTAAGTTCATCTCTGGTAATCTCAGCAGACCTACCAAAATTCAGTCCACTTTGTTGTTCCAGACGAGAAATCGGAACATTGAGTGCCTGATATAGTTTCTTTTGGAAGTAAACTACATCTTCAATCTCACCCAAGTTAGACCCGCCTGGCAATGTTTGAATCTCTGTTCCTCTGCCACCTTCTTTCCTCGGTAACCAGAAGTCTTCAAGCATTGACATAAACTTCTTGTCATCTCTTATCTCACCAGTATCACTATCATAAACAAGTTTGTTTCTGTAGCGACTCATAACATCTTTTAGATATTGTTCTGCCTTTCCTGTTGGCAGATTTCCAACATCTATATAAAAAATTCTTCTTTCTGGAGCTCGCGTGATACGATAAATCACCACTGCGTTCTCCATCATTCTCAATTGGTTAGCAGGGCGTATCGCCTTGTGAAGATAGGAAAGTGGTATGTTCCTATCTTGGTCAACTAGACCCGATGTACAGTATGTTACGGCGTCTTTGCTAACCTTTATTGCCTTGTCGTTAACTACATCTGTCCTGTACGACATTTGTGAGTTGGTGGCAATCCCCTTCTCATCAAACACAAAATATTCTAGTACATCTTTCACGAGAGTTACTTGAGATTTTTTATCTTTCTCTTTCTTAACTTCTCTGACCTTTCGGATTTTCCTTGGGTCTACATACCGAACATCCTTTAAACCTTCTTTTGGTTTTTCAGTATCGATGACTTTGTGAAAGAAAATCCTTCCATCAATATACCACCGTCTGAAATAATCTTGTGCCCTAGTGTTAAAATCTAACATTCTAAGAACACCGTCAAACTCATTTACAATCGCCTTTTTAACTGTGGCAGATTGTTGAACCTTGTCAAGATTTAACTTAACTGGTTTCTCATCATCTAAGTTTGCGATGGCATCGTTGACAACATCCTCAATGGCTGCGTCAACATCGCCCATCATTGATATATCTCTATATCTTTTGATAAGTTGGGTTTCACTATTAGCAGTACCTTCTATATCAAAGTAAGTACCGTAGTATCCACCCGCCCTTATACTTTCTAAAGACCCATCGTCATGAGGCGGAACGAATGATTTTTCCGTCTTTGACTTGGATCTAGTTATTTCTAATCCAAATAATTCCATAATTTATACCTTCTTCAACTCGTAGATTATTCTACATCATAATGTGTGTATTGCCATGTCACCGTAAATTCTTCAAAGATGTCATTCTGAGCATAGTTCAATGCAATTTCTGACATCTGAATAGGAAATGCGTTTCTAAGTGTGTAAGTTCCATTCTCTAACACACGGTCATTCCTATCTAAATGTTCCACAACGATATCACTTTGGTAACTTGATGGTTCCAAAGTAATCGCTTCGTTGGTTTCACGGTCATTCATACCGTTCATCCAAGCTTCAAATGGTGCTCGTAGACTAAAATCTGAGTCGTTAACTACTGTAATAGTCCAAGGGTCGAATATCCTTTCGCCTGCAAGTTTAATTTCCCTACCTCTATATTGGATGATAGCAGGGTTAACATTGGAAGCGGGAAGGGCGGCCCCAGTTACGAGCAGACTGTAAGATGGGTCAACACCAGTAACATAAGAAGGGAAGGCAAGCTTAACCCTAAACTGATTAGGTCTTGCTCCACCAGCACCTAGTCTGGCCTTAAACTCTTCAATATTCATCTGTTTTTTCTCCTAACTTTATTTTATTTATCTCTATTAACCGCCAAGTTCTTCAAAAGATATTCCGCTTCTTGTCGCAACAAATGTTAGCGTTATGAAGTTGATAGACTTAGCAGGTTTGACAAATATGTCAGCCCTAAACTCATTAGCGTCTATCACAGCAGCAGTATTGTTTGTTTCGTCACATACTACGCGGAAATCAAAGATACCCCTTCTTCCTTGAACATCTCTCAAGAAAGGTTCTACTAGAGCAACAAATTGTGCCCTTGTAAATGCATCATTGAACTCGAATAATTGGAATTTAGCAGCGGTTGCGATTGCCTTCTCAAGGACAATAAACAACCTACGAACATTAATTCTGTTAAATGCACTTGGTGTATCAAGCATTGTCTTGTCTCCAAACAATACAATACCAGAGCCTGGTGTTGAGATTACAGGGTTTACACCTTTAGTGTAAAGTGTATCTCTTTGTGACTTATTAGGTGACCATGCGAGTTTGATTGCATTTTTAATCTGTCCTCTATTAAGTCCGCCTGGCGAGAACCAAGGGTCATCAGCTTTGTCTGTAACAACACAAGTACCAGCAATATCTCCATTCAGAGGAATGTAGACATATCTGTCATTGTACTTGTCGTACATATATTTCCAACCAGAATCATATACTGCATAAGATGAACGAGTATATGCGTTAAGGTCAGTTGTTGAAATGATTGATGTTGTTTCTGAACCTTCGTTGTTTACTACGGCACTTCTCTGCGGAGAAATAAATACCATAGCATCTTTACGAATTTCTGCAACATTATCGATAATGTAATCACCTACGGCAGTTGCGTGTGCGGAACCTAAGATTAGGTTTACATCTACTAATTCGTCATTTGCGAATAGTCCGTATCCAGATTGTAGGTCAGCAGTAGCAGGAGAGGCGTCAACACCACTTCCAAGTGAAGTTGAAACATCACCATCTGAGGAACCTAGCAATGTAGCAAAAGTAGTTCCACCAGCAGATGAGTTACCCCAGTTGCTTCCGTTTGTAGGATGATCCATCCAGTATATCCATTCTGAACGGTCATTGATTACATTTTTGTAAAAGTTTGTCTGGTTTAGGTCATCTTTAGCGTCAGATGCCTTGGATAGTCCAGCGAATTTTTCTAGGACTGTTCCAGCAGTTCCAGTGATTTCTCCAGTTTCATCAACAACAATAACATGAACCATGTCGCGTGAAGCACCATTGTTCTTTGCCCATGTAGTTGTAGTAGGTGTGAAATCAAAATTGTCTTTGTATGTCCACGCGGTTTGTAATGCAGCTGTAGCAGTTGCAGATGAACCATCACCAGCAATTGTCAATGTAGGCGCAGATGTATATCCGTAGCCTGGATTTGTAATTGTGATTGATGCAACATTGTTACCAGATAAAGCCACTGTTCCAGTAGCAGTAATACCACCATTAGCAGGAGTTACACCTGTTGGGTCGGAAAATGTTACTGTTGCGGATGAATATCCAGAACCAGCAGCGGTTATTGTTGTGGAACCTACTGATAAAGCAGAAGCAGAAGTAATATCAGCGATTTCTACTTTAAGCGCGTTACCTCTAGTGCCGGGGTATTTTGCAGCCCAAGGGCCAACAGCACCTTCTCCAGCAGCATAGTTTTCATTATATGCTTCTCTGTTTTTGATTATTACAGCAGTACCAGTACCAACTGCGTTTCTAGCAGCAGCTCCTACTTCTCGGACAGTTAACAATTGTGAACCGTAAGCCAAGAAACTTGATGCTACCATGTGGTCATAATATACACTTGATGTGGGTTTGCCGTACCTCTCTACGAGATTATTTTCACTAGTTATAGCAACAATCTCATGAGCAGGGCCCCACTGGAAGTCTCCCACGATTCCACCAATAGTAGTGGCTACAGCGGGGACAACATTAGTAAGGTCTTGTTCTTTCGTTAAGACGCCAGGCGATAATTGGAAAGCCATTTTGTTCTCCTTCGTATTTCGTTTTTAATCTATCTTGACTAAATAGTTATTCCTTGACAATTATTTATAAAAATTTTTCTTTCTCATCACCAAACATCCAGTAGTCACCATCCATAACTTCTGCTTCTGGTTCATGTCCGTCTACCACAAGCCCAAATGGTGTTAAATCATTTTCTATCATTCTCATTTGTGAATTGTATAAATTGTCACGAATATCGACATTAGTCAAATCCTTAAAGAATGTATTGGTTGATAACCATGCAAATAGTACCATACACATGGCAAGGTCATCGTGGTATCCTTCATCAGCAGCAAATGTACCACTCCTCTCAACAAAAGTTGACAGTTCACTTATACACTCAGCATCAAATATTAAGAACTTCTGTTCCTCAATCAAACTTTTTAGTGCCAAACATCCCTGTCTTTTTACTGCTTTTGATGTTCGCACCCCTAGAGTACTTTGTTTTCCGAAGCCAGGCGAAACATATTGTTTAGTTTTTTCCTGTACTGTACTAAAAATGTTCTCATACTCTAGTTCTTGGTGAAGTATATCTACAACTTGTTGTCCTATATCATTTGTCTCAAGTAAAACATAAGCATCGTTGTAGTCTCTTGCAACTTTTCCTATGAAGTCTGGATACAATAAAGGTGAAACTTTATTATCTCTATACTTACCAACAACTTTAAACGGCATCGCTGTTATGTCGATAACAATAAAGGCAGAAAAATCTCCCCCTATTCCTCTCGCAGTGTCAGCCGCTATCACATAATATTTATCTTCTTGAGGTTCTTCATAAATATCCAGACCATCCTTCTTATATACTGGGTCTGTTGATGACATAGTAGCAAGAGATTTACCACTAATCAAAGTATTCGTTGACCCCAAGAAGTCACACAACACCTCTTGGTTAAACTTCACTTCACCTAATAACTTGAACTGTTCTTCTACCCAGTTATCATCTCGGCCTGGGATTTCAGTATGGGGAATGAACATATTTTGAAATCCATTCGTACCCTTTTCTGATTCATTCCAGAACTTCCAGAAGTGATTGTATCCCAGTGGTGTAGATGTAAGAAGAATCTTCGTGGTCTCACCAGCAGAGATAGTAGGATATACAGATGCAAAAAACTCTTCTGCTATGTTATTTGGTATGATTGCAGCCTCATCAATGTACAACCAGTTAACTGATTTACCCCGAATACCAGATGATGTGGTTGCAGATGTAAACACGCGAGAACCATTCTCTAAGTCCACATCCCCCTTGTTCCATGTCTTGACACCCTGTTGCATCCAGACAGGAAGGTTCTCATACATAGTTTGATATCTGTTTAATACTTCACGAGCAGCAGCAGTTTTGTTCGCCATGATAGCAATGTTTTTATCTGCATTGAATATAGAATAATGTAATATACACGCAGCTGCTGTTACTGTTTTACCTTGCTGTCTACCTTCCATTAAAATTACTTTTCTCTCTTTCATTATGAGATCTACTTTGCCTTTTTGGCATTCAAATAATTTAAATGGTTGCAATCCTTTATCTAGTGTAACAATCTTTACATAGTTTTCTATAAAATATTTAGGATCGTCCT